CGCCTTCCAGGCGCAGGAACCGCTCGGGCAGCGCCTGCGTGAAGATGCCGATCTCGGTGGCGACGCCGTAGCTGTAGGCCGCCTTGAACGGCGCGGTGAAGCCGGTGGTATCCAGAAACTGGAGGGCACCGAAGTCGGTGTCTGCCGTGTAGTGCGTGCCTGCGGTCAGCGTCGCAGGCGTGCCCGCCGAATCGGTCACCACCAGCGCCGACACCTTCGGGTGGGCGAAGAAGTAGCGGTCGCCGACCACCGGAGCCGCGCCGCCGATGGGTTCGGCGGTCACCGTGCCGGTGCTGCCGGTGACGTGGTTGCCGTACAGCGCCAGGGCGAGGTTTTCCTTGGTGAACTCCTCGATGGTGAGGTTCACGGTGGCCGACTTCTGCTTGACCATCCGGTGATCCAGCGAGCGCTGGCCGGTCTGGCTCTCGTAGTGCTCCAGCACGTCGGTCTTGAGCGAGAGCTTCAGCTCGGCGACGTTGCCGGGCGAGCGCACTTCGATGGGCAGGCCGTCGATATCGCGCTTGCCGAGGAAGACGCGGCCTTGGAACGATGCATAGGTGCTCATGATTTGGATTCCTTGCGTTGGGTGGTTTTGGGTTCGATGGGGGTGCCGTCGCCTTCCGGCTGCGGCACGGGTGCGGGCTGACGGTCGTGGCGGGCGATGCCGTTGGCGATGAGCCAGTCGGCGGTGCTGCCATCCACATCGAGCCGTTCGCCCGCCTTGTGGGCGCGGCCCGCGTGGGTGTGTGGGTGCGTCAGAACGATGGAAGTCATGGGTGTCATCCCTTGGTTGAAAGATCGGTGTCGAGCGTCCGGTAGGTGATCGCGTAGCGCGCGGGAACAGCGGCGGCCACCGCGTCGGCGTCCTCGATGTCCCATTCGCATTCCTGCTCGCGGATGCCAAGGCACAAGCCACCCAGAGTCCGGTCGGCCAGCAGCGCGGCGTGGGCGGCGGTGAGCAGCCGGTCGGCTTCGGTTTCAGGAATGGCGGGCGGCACCGCGCGGGCCAGCGCGACGAGGCGCACGATCAGTTCACGCGTGACGCGGTCGTTGGCGCGCTCGGTGATGGATTCGGACTCGGGGAACACCACCAGCGCCGGGCACTGCTCCCGGCTGATGGCCACCGTGGGCGAGCGGTGCAGCGTGGCCCCGAGCGATTCCACCGGCGTGCGGACGACCGCCATCACCGCGAGCAGAATCTGTTCGCGGATCGAGTTGCCGGACACGGGTCAGAGCCTTGTGAGCTTGGCGCGCATCTCCGAGCCGTCGCCCACGGCCCGGATGTCACGCACCTGATAGATCACGCTGCCGATCTCCACCGTGTCGCGCGGGGCCAGACCCATAAACACCGACGCCGGATACGACATCTGGTGGTCGGTGGTCGAGGCCAGCCCATCGAACACGGTGTCGTCCGGCGCGGCTAAGCCGACCGCGTGCGTCTGCATCGGCGAGCCATCGGCAGGCTGCCAATGGCAATCGCGCAGCAAGCCCGCGTTGGTGGCGGCGGCATAGACCTGTTCGACGAGGCCCATCACGCGATCTCCAGCTTCACCAGCAACTGTGGGCGGTGGCACAGCGGCAGCGGGTTGGCCTGCGTGTGCAGGTCGGTGCCCCGGTCGAACTTGCGCGGCTCCTGCTTGGCGTACAGCGGCAGCGCCATCGTGTTGGCCGTCTCGTTGAAGTCGGCGGGCGCGTAGTAGGTGGCGAAGGTGTCCATCGTGCCCAGCGGGAAGGCGTGGCCTTCGTCCTCCTCGACGAAGCGGCGCACGGTGCCACCGGGCGCGGTCGCGCGACCGCGATGCTCCTCGAAGGTGATGCCGCAGAAGGTGAAGCCGGAGCGCATATCGGTGCGCAGCGCCTGACCGTCCTGCCAGCGCTCGTAGGCCGCGACGACGTCGTCGTGCGTCGTGAGCGCTTCGAAGAAGTCCTTGCCGACCAGGACGTGGATGCCGGTCATCCGCTCGCCCTGCAGGTTGTCCTCGACGTAGCGCAGCAGGTCGCGGCAGGCCTTGCCGACGTCGAAAGCGCTGTCGTGCGCGGCGATGTCCCAGGCGAATGTCTGCGGCGTGATGCCGAACTCGGTGAAGAGGTTGTAGATCACGCTGCCGTCGGCATCGAGGATCAGCCCCTTGAGCGCGCCGAAGCGCAGGTGCTCCAGGGTGATCGCGTGCTTGTTGCGCATCGTCTGCAGGTGCTGCGCCATCACGCCTGCCACCGTCTGCAGTTCCGTCTCCGAACCGAAGGCGCGGATGCCTTGCACCTCCTCGGGCAGCACCACGTCATCGTGCGGGATGTGCGGAATGTGGAACGAACGCACGTTGCGCTGGCCGCGCACGCCGACGGTGCCGGGCGAGCCCACGGGCATCGTCGGCAGCAGGGTCAGCACGCCGTTCTGCTGCTCGACGATGATCGAGCGGAAGCGCTGCGGGCGGTCGACGAACAGCCCCATCTGGGCCAGACGGTCGTAGTTGTTGGGCAGGATGTTGATGGCGGCGGTCAGCGCCGACATCGAAAACGCCGGGTTCTCGAAGATGTTCTGCATGGTCAGACTCCTTGACGGACGAGGACGCCCAGCGCCTTGAGCTGGGCAATGGCCGAGGCTTTCTCGGCGGCGGTGATGGCTTCGGGCCACTGCAGTGCGTGGTCGGAAACGATGGCGTGACGCGCGACGACGAGACCGTTGTCACGGTCGGCCAGCGTGGCGTCGCAGCCCTGCAGCAGCACACCGGCGGCGACCTGCGTGCCGTCCTCGGCGGATGGGTCGATCTGCTTGTATTTGCCACTGGCGGTGACGATGCCGAGCACCGTGCCCAGCGGCAGGTTCTGGCCTGCGGCCACGGTGACGCGGTCGCGCGAGTACAGGTTGGGCGCTTCGAACTTGAGCAGGTCGCCCAGGTTCATGGCCTCGGTGAAAACGGTCGGCATTTCAGATCTCCTTCTTCAGTGCGGACGATTGCGCCGCGAGGTTCCTCGCAGCGTCGATCAGCGGATTGGCGGGTGCGGGACGGGAGGCGTCAGGTGCGATGCGGCTGACGATTTCCGGACTGGCCTCGGCCTTGGCCGAGAGCAGACGGCTGCGCACCGTGGCGGGTGCGGTGTTGGCTTCGAGAAAGCCCGCGATCAGGTCGGTGCGACCGGCAAGCGTGCAGGTCTGCGCGATCTCGACGGCGTCGGCCACGCTCAGCGTGGCGGCGGCGGGCGGTTGAGCAGGACTGCCAGCAGGATCAACAGCAGGCCGATCAAGAGCAGCGGGGTCGGTTCGATCATTCATCAATGACTCCTTGGGGTGGTTGCAGAAAGAGCCCGCCCGTGTGGCCACGGCCACCGGAGTCGGGTTGGGGGAAAGGGATGCGAGCAGTTGCGCCAGTGCCTCGTCGAAGGTGCCGATGGCGTCAGCAAGGCCCATGGCGACGGCGGCCTGCCCGAAGAACAGACCGGCTTCGGTGTCGCGGACAGCGGATGCCTCGATGCCCCGGTGACGGGCCACCGTTTCGACGAACAGGCCGTAGATGCGATTGACCTCGGCCTTCAGGAAGGCGTGGGCCTCGCTGGAGATCGGCTCGTGCGGGTTGAGGTCGTTCTTGCGGTCGCCCGCGAACACGGCCGTGTAGTGAACGCCGTCCTGCGCGTCCTTCTCGGATTGGTCGACGTGCATGGCGATCACGCCAATCGAGCCGACACCGCCGGTGCGCGAGACAAACACCCGGCTGGCGGCGGACGCCAGCGCGTAGGCGGCAGAGAAGGCCATGTCGTTGGCCACGGCCCAGACCGGCTTGATCTGGCTGGCTGCGCGGATGCGGTCGGCCAGATCGAACACACCGCCCGACTCGCCACCGGGCGAATCGATGTCGAGCAGGATGGCCGACACCGCCGGATTGCCGATAGCGGCGTCCAGTTGCGCGGCGAGGCCCGTGTAACTGGTCAGCCCCGATTCGGCTTCCAGCCCCACGGTGCGGCGCACCAGCGTGCCGTGGATCGGAATGACCGCCACGCCGGGTGGCGATCCGGAGTTGGCGCGTGTCGGCGACGTGAAGCCGGGGGCGGCGGCCAGATCGGCAAGGCCGACCCGGGGCCCGAGCACGGCCAGGATCACGTCAAGTTTTGGGCGATGGATCGCCAGCGGCACGCCAAAGAGGCGCGCCGCCAGATGCGGCAGCAAGGTCATGGGAAGTCCTTCAGGCAGTCGAAGTGCTGCCGGATGCGTCGGTGGTGACAGCGTTGCGGTTGGGTTCCGCGCTGCCGCCGTCCTTGGACGTGTAGCGAGCGTCGGAATCGAAGATCAGGCCGAGGTCGTCGGCGCGCTGGTTGTCGGCGGCGATTTCGCGGTCGACGTCCTCGGCGTCGTAGCCGAAGGCTGAGATGGCTTCCGAACGGCTCATCAGGCCCGCGCGGATGGCCAGCAACATCGCCTTGAACTCCTTCTCGGGATCGACCCACTGCCAGCCCTGCGGAATCCACTTCACGGCGAGGTACTGACGGCGACGGGCGTGCCCGCCACGCGCGAAGCCCGGCGCATCGAGCGCCCCGGCGAGCACGGCCTGCTTCATCCACGCCGCCCACACCGGACGGCACAGCTGATGCACCAGCACGCTGTGCTGCACCATCTCGCAGCGACGCCGGAACTCCAGCATCCCGGCACGGATGGACGAGTAGTTCACGCCTGTCAGGTCGCCGGTCAGTTGCTCGTAGGTGATGCCGATGGCGGCGGCGACCGCGCGGAACTGCGTGCGCAGGAACTCGGAGTACGAACCGCCCACGTCGGCGGGATCGGAGAACTTGATGTCCTCGCCGGGTTCCAGAATCTGCAGCGTGCCCGGCTCCAGTCCAGCGAGCGCAATTCCGTCGGCGTCCGCATTGCCTTCGCCCATCAGGTTGTCTTCCGGGTTGGCGCGCGTGACGAAGCCCGCGAACATCGCGGCGGTCTTCTTGCGCACCAGCTCGGCGTCGTCGTACTGGTCGAGTTCGTTGAGCTTGACGAGCGCCCGCGACAGCCACGGCTCGCCGCGAATCTGGCCCGGGCGCAGCACCCGGAAAAGGTGGATGATTTCCTTCGCATCGATGCGCACCGTGTCCATTCCGCCCTGGCCGGACATCGGCGCAAGACGCCCGTCCTCGGGATGCGAGCGGTACAGGTGGTAGGCCACGCGCCGCCCCAGGCTGTCGAACTCGATGCCGGAGCGCACGACGTTGCCGGACGGCAGATCGGTGTTCAGGTTGATGGGCAGGTGCTCGGGCTCCAGCAACTGGAGCTGTAGGGGCACCGATAAGCCATCCTCCGGTCGGCGTGGCCGAAGCCGAATCAGACATTCGCCGCCCTCGAGCATCGCCCGACAGGCCAGCGCCTGCAGGCCGTAGAAGTCGGTCTGTCCCGCCGCGTCGGCCTCTTCGACCCAATCGCGCCACAGTGCCTGCACCTCAGCCTTGAATCGCTCATCGCCAGCCAGACTCTGCGGCTTGATGCCGGTGCCTACTGCATTGGCCACGAAGGCTTCGATGCCGGCCTGCGCCCACGCGTTGCGGCGCACGAGGTCACGGCTCTTACCGCGCAGTTCGTTGCTGGTCGCCAGCATCGCAGCGACCGCGCCGGGGTTGCCGGGCATCCACGCCAGCGAGCGACGGCCACGGCCTGCCGCGTCGTGAACGGGCTGCTGGCCGAACAGGCTACGAATCTTCGAGTACCAGGCCATCAGAAGCCCTTCGCCGTCGTGACGCGGATCTGGCGCTTCGCAGGCGCTCCGACGCTGCGCGCGATCTCAGCTTCGACCGTGCGGATGGCGGCCTGCAGTTCTTCGATGCTGCGGTACTCGACCGTCTTGTCGCCGAAGCTCACGCGCCGCTCGCCGGTGGCTAGGGCACGTTTCAGCGCATCAAGTTGGGTGGTGGTGTAGCTCACGGTGTCCTCATCTCGTCAGCCAGCGGCTCTTGATCACGCGCCTGCCGGTGTTACGGTTGCCAGAAACAGCGAGGCCACCGCTGGGGGTGGCCTCGTTCAATTCGATGTCGTGGATGGGCGGTGGCTCATCCGTTGGGGGTGCTACCCCGAGTTGTCGCTCCAGTTCGCGCCAGTGGCGTTCCTCGAAGCGATCCAGTCCCGCGCTGGATGCGGCCGCGCGGGCGTAGACGTAGCAGTCCAGAGCCTCGTTGCGCTCGCGCATCTTTTGCCACTCGCGCACCGGGAAGCCGTTGCGGTCGCGGCGGGTGATCAATTGCTCCGCACAGAGCTGCTGGATGAACTCGGCGTCGATCTTCGGCAGATGGACGAACCCGGCAGGAAACACCGGGGTCAAGCCGTCCTCGCCGACGTCGGCGCTCTTGCGCAGGTTGTTGTAGAACTCCAGCTTGGCGATGCCGCCCGCCACCGTGAACACCTTGATGCCCCGGCGCAGCTTCTTGCCGCCCTGCGAGACATCGATGGCCGTGGGCGTGCCGATCAGGGCTGCGCCGCGCGGCACACCCTTGACCGCCATCACGCGCGCATCGTGGCAGGCACGCACGAAGGCGTAGGCTTCCTGCGTGGCAAAGCCGGTGTCCAGCGCGAAGCGCGCTAGCGGCATTGCCGCGCCCGATGCGTGCGTCCACTGCTCGGCCAGCATCGCGGCCAGGGCTTTCCACACCGCGTCGCGGGCGGTGTCGCCCATCAGCACGCGGTGCTCGACCAGCCACGATTCCTTGCCGCGCCCGAAGGCCCAGACCGAGGCCTCGATGCGATCCTTCTGCACGTCCGCGCCGCCAACCAGCAGCAGACCGCCCGGCGGCACGCTGCCGATGCGGTACTCCTCTCGGCGCTCGACCAGCCGTTGCCAGTCGGGCGCTTCGCCTTCCTCGACCCAGGTCTCGCCCAGCTCGGTGTTCTTGAAGGTCTTGATCGCGGCAGCCGATCCCGATTCCTTGTTGACGGCGGCTTCCCACGCGGCGGCGATGTCGCGCCACGAGCGCCAGCCCACCGGGCTGTACAGCGACGACAGGTGAAATCCCGCCGTCTTGCCCTCGGCCATCGCGCGCCATTCGCCGTGCTCCAACATCCAGGTCTTGTGGTGCTCGGAAATCGCGGTGTCGCAGGATTCGCAGATGTAGGCGGCGGTTTCCGGTTGCCCTTTGTCCCAGCGTAGTTGCTCGAAGCGCAACCATTGCGGGTGGTTGCAGTGTGGACACGGCACGAAGTAGCGGCGCTGGTCGCTGGCCTCGTACTCGCGCTCGATGGCCGAGGCACCCGAGATCGTCGGCGTCGAGACGATGAAGATCTTGCGCCGGGCAAAGGTGCGCGTGCGCGCCTCGGCCAGTGAGATCGCATCGCCTTCGCCCTCGACGTCCAGCGGATAGCCATCGACCTCGTCGAGGAACAGGTAGCGCACCGGCATCGAGCGCAGGCCCACCGCGCTGTTCGCGCCTGTCATCATCAGCACGCCGCCCCGAAACTCCTTGGCCAGAATCGTGTTGCCCGAATCCCGGCTGCGTGCGGGCGCGATCAGTTCCGCCAGCGCCGCCGACTCCTCGATCAGCGGGTCGATCCGCTGCTTCGAGTTGCGCTTGGCCATCTCCACCGTCGGCCACACGGCCATCATCGGGCCGGGTGCGTGGTGGATGACGTAGCCGATCCAGTTCGAGCCCATCTCGGTCGCGCCGAGCTGCGCCGCCTTCATGAACGCCACGCGCTCAACCGGCGAGGTCGGCGACAGGCAATCCATGATCGCCTTCAGGTACGGCGTGCGGCTGGTGCGCCAGCGGCCCGGCTCGGCGGACGCCTTGCTGGAGAGCATCCGATGGCGATCCGACCATTCCGACACAGTTAGTAGCGGATCAGGCGTCAAGCCGTCGCGCCACGCGCGTTCGATCTCAACAGCGCCTTCGTAATCGTCCATCGTCAATCCACGCGCGGGCGCAGCTCGCCCAGTTCGATCAGGTGCTCGCGCACGGCGGCTTCCAGCGTGACGTGCATCGTGTGCGCGTCAACGCCAAGCGCTGAGGCCAGCTGCCCCGAGATGCGCGCGGGCCAGTTCAACCACGCGTCGCGCTCGATGCGGGCGAGCTTGAAAACGTGGGCCACGGCCTGCGCCCGATCCACCAGTTCCTTCTTGCGGTGCGCCAGCTCCAGGTTGTTGAGCTTGGCCTTGAGCACCTCGTTGACCGTGCGCGCCTGCAAGAGCGAGGTACCGCCCGCCGACATCGGCGCTGTGCTGGCGTCGGCGACATCGCGCTGCGGTGTTGCTTCGGCGTTCGCGGGCGCGGGTCGCGCCTTTGTGGTGCCGACCTTCTCCGGCGCAGCGGCGCGGCGTGGCTGCAATGTGTTTTGTGCCCACTGGGCGTCCGCCGCATCCGGATCAATCGTGCCGTCAGGCAGTGCGGTGATCCGCCCGGTGTCGATGGCCTTCTTCACGGCCACGTGCGACACGCCACGGTGGCGCGCGTAGGCGCGAATCGAGAGTCCCATCGTCACCTTCTTCAATCATCTGTTCGTCATTCCGGCGGATTGAGCTTGGCTTCCATCGGGAACAGCGCGTTCATCACGTCACGCCAACCACACCCCGAAAGGAACACGCCATGAGCCAGATCGACACCATCCTCACCCTGATCGCCCAGAAGCATCTGGGCATCGACACCCTGCAAACCCGCCACGCCGACAGCCTGGACTTCCACGACACGGCCGTGTGGTGCATCCGGGACGCGCTGGAAGCGGCCTTCAAGGCGGGCATCGATGTCGGGATTTCTTTGCCGGAACCCACGGAAGCGGAGATCGCCAAGGACTGATCGGAAACCCACGAAACCAAGCCGAAAGCGCTTGGCTTCACTCCCGAACAGCGCGTTCATCACATCGTCATCCACCACCACGAAGGAGCAGATCATGACCACCATCCAACTCACCCCGGCCCAGCACGCCATCCTCGCCAAGGCCATCAACACCAGCGGCGGTAAGATCGACTGGTTCCCCGACAACATCAAAGGCGGCGCACGCAAGAAGGTGCTCGACGGCCTGTTCAACCGCGCCCTCATCACGCCCGATGGCGAGGGCTGGTGCGTCGCCGCCGAGGGCTACGACGCCTTGGGCATGAAACGCCCCTACATCGAGGCCAAGCACACCTCGAAATTCGAGGCCAAACTCGACACGATCATTGCCAACGCCGAAGCGGCGCAGGACGCGCCTGACGCCACCGCAGCACCGCAAACCACCGACGCCGAGTTGGAGGCCGACGTGGCCGCGTGTGAGGCCGAGTGGGCCAAGAACGCCGCAACGGCACAGGCCAAACCGCGCACCCGCGACAACAGCAAGCAGGCCGAAGTGATCCGGATGCTGCAACGCCCCGAGGGCGCGACCATCGGCCAGATCTGCACCGCCACCGGCTGGCAGGCGCACACGGTGCGCGGCACCTTTGCCGGAGCCTTCAAGAAGAAGCTCGGCCTGACCATCACGTCGGACAAGCCGCAGGGCGGCGAGCGGGTCTACCGCATCGCCTGAAAAAAGATCGAGAAAGAGGCCAAGAACAGCTTGGCTTCTCAATCGGACAGCGCGTTACTACGGGTGTCGCAACGATCAACCCGAAGGAGAAAACACCATGACCAGCAACCAGATCCCCGCCACCCAGAACGACGCCTGGGGCTTTTGGGGCACGATGAACGAGCACGCCAGCGCCGCTTGGCCCCTGGCGATGAGCGCCATCTCAGACGCCACCGGCCAGCCCCTCGAATCGGTACGGGTCTTCCTCGACAGCCGCCACGGACGCCACTTTGCCGACGACGTCCAGAACGGGCTTTACGAGGGCAAGGCCC